ATCTTAAAAATCCTTCCTTATAATCCTTAATGCTAATTTAAGTCTTTTATAAAAATTCATTTTATTTACCACTCCCCCAAACTCTTTTTGCCAGAGTTTCTTTACTTCCTTTCTGAATTTCTTCGCCTGTTTACTATTCATTCTTTGCTTTACCGTATCCCACATTAAAAGCTTGCCCATAGCCAGTTAAAAGCGTGCTTCCTGCACCAAGCAGCCCCGCTCTCTTGTATTGCTTGGCATACATTTCCTGTATTTCCGCCTTAGTGCGGGCCCTGCTTATGCCAATGCGGGTATTGTATTCCTGGGCTGCAATATCCAGTTCAATCTGAGCTGCTGTATCTGCCATTACTTCTAAAGGTGAACCTGAACCAACCCTTACTCCTGCTTGTGCATAACTTCTCTCAAGCTTTTCTTTCTCTAATTCTCCAACTTTTTCTATTGTTTCTGCTTGCTGTCTGGCAAGTTCGGCATTGTATTTAGCCGCATCAGAGGCAGCCTTAGCCTGTTGATATGTGGACACGGCACTCATTGTTGTTCCGACAACCATTAAAGCAGTAGGTAACCAAGACATCTTTATTCTCCTTCTTTCAATATTGCATACATAACCATATTTCTTTTATCTGGCGTATATTGCTCTAATACGCCTTCCTTTTTGAAACCTAAATGTTTTGCCAAATTATTTGCCTCAGGAGACGCCTGAAGGCAAACTATTTGAATTCTACGATATTTTTGAATTGCTTTTTCTAAATGAGTTTTTAAGGCATTGAGTATATCTCTAAGATATTGTTTTATTTCTTTATTCAAAAAAACCCACGCTTGGGCAACCCCTTCCCATAGAGGATAAATTCCCCCAATTCCAATAACTTTATTATCTGCTAACCCCATCCAGCACTCACCATTCTTGGCATATCCTTTTATGAGTGCTTTAATATCTACTCCTGAATTTTCCAGCATTTCTTTTTCCACTCCGTTATACTCAAAAGAATCCAGATATTGTTCATCAAACTCTATTATCGTAATCATCCCTCGTAAGTAACAAGTTTCGGCATCAGGCTTATAACTGTTAAAGGCAAAGGTAATTCCTGCTTAATCACTATAAAAGCATCTTTATCGAAGCGACTGGGGAATTGTATATCCTTGTCTCCTGTAAAAAGCGGAATCGGTTCATCCATCTTATCGGATGTAGTTCTAAAATATATCTCATCCTGTTTATCGGGCGTTCCTATTTTGCAACCCAGAGTCTCATATAATCTTGCAGTAACTTTTCCGATTCTTTTAACTTTAACTTTACCCTGCGCCGTTCCGCCTTCTCCACCTGCCTCAAGCCTCATCGTTTGAAGCCCAGTTGTATAACCTAAACCTATATGAATCTGGCCAGCCGACCAATCCAGAGTAATTCCTCCAGAGGAAACTGTTTTGTTAGGATGAACTGCTCCGTCTGCTAAAATTTGAACTTCTTTACCTTCAAGATGGCTTAAGCCTGAAATTGAGGTTACGCATTTTCTTGCTTCACCCCCACTTTCGTAAGCATAAGCAGAATAATTAGTTCCGTCAATATTATTGCCGTCTAAATCCTGCAACTCGAAAGTATCGGCAGTAACATTAGCAACCTTAAATTTTCTTTTATTGATTTCGGTCATTCCTTGAACGCCTCTTATAATTACGATATCTCCATTTGAGAAACCGTGAGAGGTTGAGGTTATGACAACCGGATTGGCTTGGGTTGCGTTGGTAATTGTTTTAGGGTCATCCAGAGAAAGCCCTGAATGCACAAAAAAGCAATCTTCCTGCTCTTTGAATCTTGTAGGCATAAAATATTCCACATAGCGCTTTGTGACACCGTTTATTATTCTTTTAACAATTACCCAGACTTCATCGTCATCCTGGTTGCCTGGAATAACCGCTACACTTTCAAATTCTCCATCGGTAATTTGCCGAGACCAACCAATTACTTCGTGTTCTATCTGCCTGGTTAAAGTAGCAATCTGACCGTCATCTCTAACACACCACAATAGTCCCCTAAAATATGTTCAGCCAAAATAGTCATATCCAGCGCCTGGTAGGCATCCACATCATAACTGTAAGCGAATTCTCTCAAGATTCTTGCGTTTCTTTGCGGGTAGTAAACAAAGTTGCCGATTTTTTTAGGTATAAGTTTAATTGTTCCAAAAGTAGTTTCCCGTTTTACGATTACATCCAGAGAATTGCATTGACTTGTTCTGAGCCAATAGTATATTCCAAGGCATCGTCGTCATTCGCGCCAGAAGTAAAATCATCATATTTCCCGGTTTTTGAACCCCAGACAGTCTGAGGGTCAGTCTTTGTATTAGCGAAAAATAATCTCTGTTCATATAAAGTTACGCAGTTAGGCCAGCCTCTATAATCCGCTCCCTCTGCCCAATCGGTAGTATCGAGAGTATCTGCTAATTCACTCTTTACATCTGCACTAACCTGAGTTCCTGAGGTGTAGGCAGTAATTTTTACATAGCCAGTTTTAATTCTCCATAAAGCCCCTACGTGTTGAGGTTGAAAAATATTGCTTGAAGCAGTCAGAGTAATAGAGCCAGTCGTGGCTGATGGAGTAATTGTAGTTGAGGTAGTGTTATCTGGTAAATAAGGCCCATTTATAAATTCGACTTCGGATAAAGTCCAAGCAGTATGCCCAGTCCGAGATAATTTTCTTGGCTTATGATTAGGATGCACTATCCACATCACATCTGCTTCCTGGGCAAACTGTAATTCAAAAAGTTCGGATTCTTGATAAGGCGTTGATATTTCGTAAGGACTGCCTCCATCTAATATCTGGCCGCCATTCATATAGAAACGAATATACTGGTCTCCAAATTCCAGAATATATGCTTGTTCGGTTGAAAACTGAAAGGGAATAAGGCGGGTTTTTTTAGAACTATCCTTTACTTCTGCAACAAAATATGTTCCTGGCGTCCTTGTTACGCCGCCGTGAGGCATAATTAGAAAGTTTTCGAGTTTCTTTACGCCGTTATAGTAGCGAGACAAATCCACCCTGCCGTCTAATAATGGTGAAAGTTCGCCACTGGTAAAGTTAGTAAGAATTGGCGTTGCTCTTGGCATATCAGCCTCTTTCTTCTATCCAACTATCTTCATCAACCTTTTCAAGCGTTCCTTCCTGAGCATCTAAACTTTTTGCCAATTTTAATTTTTCAAGATATTCGCTGTATTTCTGTCCTCCTAAACTTTGAGAATTGGTAATAGGATAACTAATTTCAGATGCCAGCCTTGTAGCAAAGGCAGTAATAAACGCGCTGTCGTATAAATTTGGGTCGGTAATTCTTGCAATATAAAGAATTTTTGCTTCCCCTTTATTGGTTAATAATTCATTATTTTCAATTTTAAATTTTGCGGTTTTATCGGACATTCTAACAACTCTTAAACAATCTGAGGGTAATTGATATGCGTAATCGTAATCAAAAGCCGGTGTTTTATCCAGTCTGGCCAAAGAAGTTCGCTTTTGTGCAAAATTCCAGGGATGAGCGCGTAAAACTTCATCCAGAAGCAAGTCATATACATCATTTAAAATTCTTGCAGTCTCATTGTCTTCATCAATAGCCATAATTCTATCGGCACCTAAACTTCTTAAAGCGAGATTACAAATTGCTATTTTAGTTTTAGAGGCCATCTTATTCCTCTTTCTTTTTCTTGATTTCTCCTAAATAACTTTTGCCTTTTAAAAAACAAATATGGCGGTATTCTCCTCTCTTAAGGCCGAATAATTTATTGGGTCCCGACATTGTTCTAACCCTTCCGCCGTTTTTAACACACCTTTCGAAATCCTCAGGCATAGCTTAAGCCTCCTTGTAAATTAAGGCCTGCGGGGAAGCGGTAAACTTCCCCGCAAGTTAAGGATTTACCAGCAGGCTTATTCGACGACGTAAAACGTGATTACCTGAATCTTTTTATCTGCTCCAGTAGTATCAGCTCCGCCGGTCTTTAAAAAGATGGTGGTATCGGCAGTCATCTTATGCCCTACACCGGTTTTAGCCCTGGCTTCAAGCACGCCCGCAGTATCTGCTGCTGAAGCTGCAAGATACCTGTCGTCGTCGCCGCTATCTCCCATCTGCAACGTTACACTCGTGCCTAAATCCTCGTGAATGATTATTGCCTGCAGAAAAATTGCTCCCTTGGGAAGCTTAGCTACGCTAATATCCGAACCGTTAGCGAGAGCGTTTGCGGTGTATTCATCGTATTGCACTCTTACTTTTCCGCCCCAGACGCCAGAGTCTAAGATATTAGCGGAAACAGGATTTTCCTGCTTGGTGTAATTTACTCCTTTAACCGATGCCATTGTATCTACCCTCCTTTAGTTATGGGAGAGGGGATTAGCCCTCTCCCATTAAATTAACCTTAGCTTTCAGAACACTTAATCTCGACTACTTTATCTTCATCGAGCCTTGTTACTCCAACATCAATTGCTGCATATACTTGGTTTGCGTAATGCTTTGAAGGAATTGGGTCAATCCTGGTTACCATATCGCGTGCAATAGCAAGCCCTAAGCCGTTCTTTGCCCAGGCGATTACTCTACGGTAACTGTTGCTGTCCGTTGGAAGAATGCTGCTGGAAAGACGAATAAAGTTAAACCCGCAGAAGGTGTTGATTTCGCCCTTTACCAGTGCTTTTACCGTATTGTAATCTGCGCTTTTTACCTCGGTTGTATTAAGAAGCTCCTCCAACTGTGTGGCAGAAACAGCGATAAATCTGGGTTCTTGCTCATCTACCTCGTTGTCATCGAGAATCTTTTTAGCACGCAGGAGTTTTGCCAGAGTCAACCCTTCGGCGCTGCCTCCTAAATCTACTGCCACTACATTGGCTGCTGGAAAGCTTACCTGAGTTGTGCCGTCTTTTCCGGTATAAGCAGTAGCAAAAGCAGCGGTAGCAAGCTTTTCGTCGATTTTTCTTCCTATTGCGTAAGCGATGTTAAGGGCTTCCTCAGAGGTGGGGTCCGCAAGCATTTTCAGCTTGTCTTCTTTGTCAATCAAGGTAGCATCATAGACAGTTACCATTGCCACTTTCCTTCTCTGGTAGTCAGAGTCGGAATACTCAACGTCAGCGTGGCGAGTGGTTTTCTCCCTGGCTGTTCTTGCGCCAATCTGGTCTATGAAGGTTTCCTCACCTACTACACCAGGTTTAATCCTAACTGCATTGCGCAGCTTGGAACCTTTCTGTTGAGAAAGGATTTCAATATTGGAAGCAAACTGCTTCACAAAAGCGGTTGATATGTCTCCCATTTTTTAGCCTCCTGTTTGGTTAACAGAATTTCACACTTCCAGCCTTATCCTGTTAAAGGGGGCTAAGTTAAACCTTTTGGGTCCTGAACGTGTCAGGATTGTCCGCTTATGCAAAGCAGTTGAAAGGGGCAATAATGCTTATCCTTACAACTACTTCATTTT